AGAAGAATTGGTAAATCGTGTTCCTTGGCAAGTGCGACTAATTTCTCAGCCATGTTCTTGGCTTGCTTTTCACGTGCATTCATAACAGCATCAAATAAATCGTAACCTAGATTTAATTTGTCTGCCATGTAGCGCAGTGCAATGTTATCTCTTGGATGGCATCCGCCTCCATCTCCCATTCCTGCTTTCATGTATGCAGAACTGGTAATTCTCTTTGTGCAGTTTGCTAGTGCTTCAGTAACCTTATCAACATTAATATTGCCCTGTTTTTCAGCAACATCCTGCATCATGTTTACCAATCCAATCTTGGTTGAAATGAATGTATTGTAGAATACCTTGATACACTCGCACTCGTCCCAGGTTCCAATTTCGTAACTTGGATCATTTTCCATAATGGTTTCGTAAAAATCCACGAGCTGTTTGGCATCACCTGTCGTGCTACCATCTTCCGTTCCAATCATCACAATGTCCGGATTTACCATGTCCCAAGCAACCGTGCCCATCGCAATAAGGTATGGGTTGTATACAAATCTAGTGTTGGTAATGTGTTGTATGAATTCTCTTCTAACTGTTCCTGGCAATACCGTAGAAATTAGAACAAGCAATTGATCCTTGTTCATGTATTCATTTGCTTCCTTGAGAACGCTGTGAACAATATCGTATGAAAAATCCTTTGGTTCCAAGTGTGCTGTCGGTGCCCTGCCATCATATGCAGGATCGTGCGGTGTAGGTACTGCTATAAAAACAATTTCTCTATCCTTAACGCATTCTTGGATGGTTGTCTTAAATTGGACTATTTCAGTTTGGACGTCAATTATGTCATAACCCGTTACGTCATGTCCTTTTTGGGCTACCACTTCTGCGCAGGGCAAACCCAATTTACCCAGTCCTACGAATCCAATTTTCATCTATTTTTCCTTTACTGCTAAATCCAAAAGTATTTACAAAAACGCATTTAAGCGCCTTTTAAACCTGGTTTTCGTGCTGGTGTTCAACTATAGCACAACACCTAATACCACCGCTGTATGACGCTTAAAATGCGTTTAAGGCGCCTTTTTAATTCATTGTTCTGCTTATTCCTATGCTAGTTTTTTTCTTTAAGTTACGAAAATTGTGCTTAACGATTGGACGAATTTTTGAAAGGAAAGCGGCAGTCTCACCCTTGTCCATTCTGCACAATTTTTCTATTTCATCCACAATCATCAGCATTCTCTTCCTATGATCAACTTCCCCATCATAGCTCTCATCAATGATTGGATGGAAGGTCCTGTATCCCAGTTGATGCAGATACTGCATGGTGTTTGGACTGGAGGATAATATGAATGGATGCCCCATCGCAATTACCTTGAATATCTTTTCGCTTAGGAATGGTATGTTTTCAAAATAGGTTGTTTCATTAACCACGCTGAAGAAGGTATCCTCATAGTATGGCAGTATGGAATCCTCGTACTCCGCACGGTTGGTTTTTAAGTCCTTGGTATCGAGATAAAGATGTGGAAGTTTTCTGATTGCCTCATTCCTAAACATTTCATCATCCGGATACAGCGCCTGCAGTTGTGATAGTGCGCTGTCCCAACTGTCCATGTGCGGAGTGTCGCTGGGAGCTAGGCTGACGTGTCCATGCTGCAACAGATTCCTCCCGTGTAGCATGGCTACCATCATGGGCCTGTGCAATCTCCATCTCCTGTTGAGGCAAAGGTATTTCTTGTTCCAATTCTTTTTCTTGCGCAGGGTGTGCATCCCGTAATTATTTTTTCTAACAGCATGCAATCCAGTTTCCTCAAACAGGGTAAACCACTCCGTCCTAATTTCCGGCAAATTTAATTTTTTTGCCACGTTCCTCACCTGTTCTATCATCGTCGGCACTCCTGATAGGAATATTATCTTGCCAGCAGGGATTCGTTCTCTTATCACTATGTCGGAGTATATCCTTTCAACCGTGTTCAGCTGATATTCCAGGGCATTGTCTACCATGAGATAGACGTCTCCGGTGCGCATGCTTTCAAGGATATCACTGTCAATTATGCTCGACAGTGGATACAGTGCAAAACTTTCAGCATCGCTGAACTGTATGTAAAAAAATTTTTGCTCAATCCTGTGCATGTACTGTACCGCCGTGCTTGATTGAACAACTATAAGATTAGGATTGTTCCTATCATAGGTTTGGAGATACAGTTGCTTGTCAAAATTGATGCAGGGCATTACAGTCTACTCACTCCCCCTGGTGTCCAAAATTCAAGGGTGTCTTCCAATGTCCTGCACTTCAAAACCTTCGCGTCATACTCCCGTGCATACTGCCTCATGCCATCCGTCACCTCGTAGAAGTGCTCCAAGTACTTGAGATAGCCCAGTGGTGTGGGATGATAGTCATGCGTCTGGCCCTTGCCATTCCAACCCCTGATGGGAGTTCTGGGCCATGTTCCATTGTAAACAACATCAACCACGGATGGTTTTATTTTTTGGAGCGTGGTAGAATAAGTGTGCAGTATGTCAGCAAGATGATTTCCCTTTATGTTATCAGTCATCTTGGTTTCCTCAAAATCCACCATCTTGTGCATGTCCGTGTCGCATGGGAGACTGTCCAGATACACGGATGATTTTTCCACTATGGCGAGATCCCTCATGAGGTAAAATCTGTCATCAGCCCACTTTTCTACGAAATCCTTGTCAAACGTGCCCTGCGTGTAGATGTTGCCAGGAGTCTCCCAGTTGTTGTCCTTGTATCTGTCCTCCCTGCTGACGCTGCTCCACATCACCATAACCAAATCATCTTCAGTAAATTTGTGCGTAAGGTTTGCCTCAACTAGGCTGTTGGCTATGAATAGATTGCCGCCACCACTCCTGCCATAGTTGTAATACTCAGGAACTTCAGTTGCTATGATGTCTGCCCACGTGGGCCAATTGTAGTTTGTTAGGCTGCAACCAAACGCAAAAAATCTCCTGTATTCGCTAAACGGTTTCATTAAAATACTCCTCGGAGCGCGCAACCATCTGCTTGATTGCCTCCCTATAAAAATCAACCTTCCTGATGTGCTCAAAGTTGTGAATTATCGTGTCCATGCTGCTACTTATTCTCTCAATCTTTTCCGTGCGGCTGAGATTAACCCAATCCATCACTGCCTGCTGGGTGAGACTAAATCTGCGCTCCGCATCTGTCTCATCGTTGTATGCGGGATCTATGCCGCACCAATCCGTCCTGAAGCCCATGTCCCTAAGGCTGCGCAGCGTTCCTTCCGACGCAAACAGTATGAGTGGATGTCCCATAGTGATTGGCTTGAATATTTTTTCAGTCACGAAGCTGACGTCCTCCATGAAGGCTGTCTCTGTTATCACGCTGAGCAGGCTGTTCCTATACACATCCACGTTGTATTGATTTGCCGCATTGATTTTGCTCCAGTCACCATCTATGAACTTGGGATAATTTTTCTTCATCACGAGAGCATAGCTCAGCTGGTTGGTTTTCGCAAGGCGTATGGCTGTTCCATCAAGAATTTCAATTTGGTTAGCGCTGACAATGCCCTTATCCAGAATGCCATCCTTGGCTAGCCTATAAAGATGGGCTCCCCTCTGGGGCCTATAAATCCTATTAAGGCTGTTGTAATCCCTGCTGTCTGGGTTGGCAATTGCCTCCTCTATCACGGGACTGTTGGGGATGCTATCGTCTAGGAATATGTGTCCAAAGTGATTGCTGTATATCGTGTCGAAGGCAGGCGCCGCAGAATGCTCTGCCAACCAGGCACGGTACTGCCTCTCTATCTTTTCGTTTCCCTGTGCTATGATGACGCTGCCACTTGGCATCGCAAGCTCACGCATCGCCACCGTGGTTGATTGGAAGCAGTCCCAGTCGTCACTCACCATGGGTCCTCCCTCTCTGTCCGCGGCAATCACGATCCTAATCATCCTGCTCCTCACCATGTGGAGCGTGGACTGGGGAAGGCAGTGTAGAACGTGCCTCGTGGGCACTCCCTTTCCGCGCAACACTCCAGCCCACCAATTGGGATCTCCTCGCACATCAACCCAATACAGTCCCGGCTGATCCACGCTGTCAATCGTTCCAACATCATATCCCATGTCCATTATGATGCCCTTTATTGGAGCTCCCGGCGCAATTAGCCAATAGTCCGTGTCCTTGGTGCGCTCATGCTCGCTGAGGTTAGATTGATTTGGAATTAGATTGTCAAAGTAAATCTTCATTCAAATAACTCCGCAAGTTCAGGAAATGTCCTCTTTCCGTCTTCTTTCCTTATAAAATCATAATAACCCATTTCTTTTTTGAACTCTGTCCTCAGTTTAGGATCATGATTGGCAGTCCTCAATCCATTTATAACTCCCTTGAGTGCATATTCTATATTACCCCTATGCATTTTAGAATAATCCTGCAATTTTTTAATAACATCATTCCTTTCGCTTTCAGGCAGCAGTTGTAGGCTGAGAAAGTCAGGATTCATTACATTGTAAAAGTGTGGATTATAATTGTCTGCGTCAATCATTCCACTGCCCAGCATGTAGTCTATGAACTCCGTGAGCGTCTTTATGTTAAGGATGGAAACCACCGTGTTTGTTTGCAGGTGTATGTGTGGTGCTTCTTGCCTAATCTTTGTCAGGTTGTTTTCAATCACGCTCCAATCGGTTCCGTGTCTTATGTATTCAGCACGAGATCCCCAACTGTCCAGGCTGGCACCAATGTATACGTTTGAAAACTGTTTCCATAGATCCAACACATTCTTGTTCTTGTATTTTAGCACGCTCATGTTGCTGTTGTATCTTAGTTTTACGTCCGTCCTGCCGTGTTCTATTAGATACTCCAATATATCATAGTGCTTGTCAGTTAGCAGGGGCTCACCTCCCGCAAAATAAAATTCTTCCACTGTTTCAAAGTGTGGTTCGAACTGTTTATAAAGTTCATCGTTGTTTATTCCTCCGGCAAAGGTGAATACATTTTTATTACCATGCTCCTGTGCCCAACTGCTTGAATACAATGGACCGCAGGATCTGCACTTGAAATTACAGATGTTGCTCCACCTCACGTCAAGATATCTTAATTTAAAATCATCAACCGTGCCATCCGGGTTGGTATTGTTTACCGCATCGTCTATGTATTTGGCAAACTGCTCATTGCTGTGCTTGCGGAAACTGCTGTTACCAGCATCCTCGTCTCTGTAGCATGCCTTGCACTGCGTGCATCTGTCTCCTGACAGCATGTTCCTGCGCATTGTCTTGAAACTTTCATTGTTGAACAGTTCCTCCAGCGTGGAATCTTTGACGTTTGCCATTGGCTGTTTCCAATCGCCAACACAGCAGGGCAATACCGTTCCATCAGGATTGGCATAGATGTGTATCCATGGCAGTATGCAGAATGTCTTAGTTGGCGCAGTCATGATAGAATTTCTCCAGCTCGGGGAAGGTTTTTGCGAAGTCGAGATTCCTTCTCCTATCATACTCCCTAAACCAATTGTAAAAGTCCTTCCTGCCCTCTGCCACTCGCTCGGGTGAATAGTGTGTGGTTTTCATGTAGTCCACCACTCGGCGAAACTTCTCGTATTCCAGCACTGAAAATTTAGTCCTGTCATAATCATCCATGTTGTTCCTAATGTACAGTAGGTGCCGTTCCATGTGTGGCACGAACTCTTCCTTGGGCAGGATGTTCATGTCATACTGCAGGGGTTCCTTCAGATAGGGAGTATCAAATCTTATGCGCTGCCACTTGGTTTGTGCGTTACCGTTGTATTTCACCCTCCATTCAAGGATTTTTTCCAGCAGCCTGTCAAAGTTCGTTACGGTTAGTATGTTAAAGGTAATCATGAACGTGATGGGCATGTGGGTGAGTGTTAGATAGCTGTCCAGATTTCGTTCCCATATCTCCAAGTCCAATCCCGTCCTGATGTATTCCGCCTGTTCTCCCCAGGTGTCAATGCTGGTGAATACCTTGAAGTCCTTGATGCAGCCTTTATCAACGAGGCTGTTAACCTTGTCAGCAAATCGTTCAATGAGGATGGGCTTGACTCCAAAGTTGGAATTGATGTTCAGTTCGAGGTCGGGCATTGGATTCTTTTCCAACTCATCAAATATTCGCCACGTGCTCTGCTGTAGCAGAGGCTCTCCGCCTGTAATTCTCAATATTGTAAGTGTCTTTCTCAGTTCGGGCCACCACTTCCAGAACGCTTTCACGTATGGATTGTCCTCTTCCTCGTATACCTTGAACCAGTCAATGTCATTGCGATGATTCTTTACCATCGTGTATGGACCGTGATCCCTAATCTCCTTGTGGTATGCTGAACTGTGCTTGGGATGGCAGTATCCGCACTTGAAGTTACACTCATTACCAAATGATATTTCCACATATTGCGGATTAACATCTGCCATTGGATCCTTTTTTATTGCATCAAATCGTTCCTTGGTATGAATGCTGGCGTTACGTTCCTTCCTGTCTGAAATATAGTCCTTGCCCATGCATTCTATGTTCCAGCAGTATTGGCATCCGCTGGGTTTCTCTCCGTTTATCATAGCCTGCCTTTCGGCTTTTTTTTGAGGTGTATTATGCAGTAGGCTAGGATTCTCTTCGAGTCCCTCCAGCGGAATCTTGTGTGGAGCAGGATGGTAACAACTATGTGTCTCTCCAGTCTGCAAATATATGGTAGTGTGATGCCACTTAGCCATGCAGAAGGTTGGAGATATCTCATCCATCATGGGTTCAAAGCTCTGTATTCTTTCCTTATCCTTCATTGAACCTCTCCATTAACCAGTTAAAATCGTTTATCTTGTATAGTGCTTCCGTGTCGTTGCTGTTTTGCTTGCCATACTCTCTGCCTTCCTTGGCTCCTCGTATCGCATGCTCACCAAATTCTCTTTGCTTGCCAACATCAGAACACCACACGTCTAATCTCTGTTCCGTCTCAGCATCATTTTGTCCCCTAATTGTTTTGCTGGCTAACTTGCAACATTCTCTGAATGCGCTCTTCCATGCATCAAAGGGACCGGTGTTGAATGCGGTAACGTTTGAAATCTGTTCGACAACCCTGAACTTGTTGCTTATGCTGGTTGTCATGTCAGGTTTTGATAGATCCATGTCCAAAGTCATCTGTGTTGGTAGAAGTTTTACTCCCCCATAGCCATACACCAAATCATTTATGGGATTGATGCTGCGCCACACGTGGACCGTATAAAGTTCAGGATCCTCGTAATCAAAATTAAAATCATCAACTATCTGTGCATCACCATCCACTACCCAGAACATCTCACTGTCAACAATTCTCGCGGCAGCCATGTGCGCCTCATGTATGCCCTTGACATTTGATATTCTCTTTGCCCTTGGAAATCTGCTCTTTAATTTTTGCCAGTTTGCATCAGCATGCGGCTCGTTGTATGAGATAAACACTATGTCAAAACTACTGCCAACCTTCCGTGGGTCGCTGGCAACTATGTCTATCTCCTTCTTGTTAATGAAAAATCTGTACTTAAATTCCTTGTTTGATGCTGGTGAATTCTTTGGCATCAGTATGACGCCATTGAAATGATTTCCATTCTTGAACACGTGTACGTAATCAAGATCCCATTCCGTTGCCCTATACTCAAAATCAAAGTCCTCTCTGATTTTCATGTCATCCCAAACCACCCAAAACATTCTCGTGAATGTGCGCTTCTTGATGTCATCCAATGACTGTATGTTTTCAATCAGCTGGGCACTGGGGAATCTATCCTTAAATTCCTGCCAGTGTTCTGCCCTACCTACGCTCACATAGAATAGATCATATATCATTTGCCGTCCTATAATATGTGTTACCTAGGTCAATGGTCTGTTCGTATAAATCAATGACGTATTTGCTCATGTGCGGGTCAAGGTATGGATAATTGAAACCCAATTGATTCCTTAATTTTTCTCCGAGATCCTTCGTAGCCTCCACTAGCTCTTCATGATTGTTTTCAAATTTCTTTACCCTTTCCTCATAAATCTCAGTAAGGATATCAAAGTCTCTCACCACGATATGATCCCAATCCGTGCAGTTTGTTAGATAGGTTCCTAACCTCGCACCGTAAACAGCAAACAATCCATTCTCAACGTGGCTGCCTACCGTGCTCCATTGCGTCAGCCTGTGTGTGTTGTGCCACCATATTCTCTTTCTAATTTCCTGCGGTGGAACCTTTGCTCCATCCTGGAGAGTCATCTTGACGCCTTCTCTGAATCCGGCGCGCCACGCCATGAAAGGATTAAAATTAATTATGGTATCACTGAATGTCCTTGGAAAGTTCCTGTAGCCCTTTTCCCAACAGAAGTCCACCTGCGCCCT